ATGGCAACCAAGCGACGCCGGGGCGACTCCTGGCAGTACACGATCAAACGGGCGGGCCTTCTGCCTCAGCCCGTGTATCTGAGCTTCGCGTCGGAGGCTGAGGGCGACGAATACGTCCGGCGCCTGGAGGCGATTCTCGACCGCGGCATCGTGCCAGAGGAGTTGGCCAACACCAAGGCAGCGGCAAAGGATCTGCGTAGCCAGGTGACCGAGTATCGCGGCGCGCAGCACATCTCTGTGGATGATGAGCAGCTGCTGCCGGTCCTGCTGTCGCGGTTGCCCATCGGCATCACGCTTCCGCAACTCACCTTTACCTGGGCGACCGAATGGGTCACCACGATGAAGCGCGAGCAGAACCTCGCGCCTTCCACCATCCGGCATTACGTGGGGGCGTTGTCGCGGGCTCTCGACTGGCTCGCCGCTCACGGTGCGCTGCCTATGAATCCGCTTCGTCTTCTGCCGCGCGGCTATTCGACCTACACGCCCGACGACAAGGTGGCCGTGGCGAAAATCGAAGGACACGCGAAGACCGATCAGGAGCGCGATCGCCGGCTGGAAGATGGCGAGGAGGCTCGCATCCGCGAGATCCTGGCTGGGGCGAAGCCCGAAGGCCGCCAAAGGCCGTTGGACCTTCCACAGCGTGATGCCCTGGTGCTGATGTTCGATATGGCGCTGGAGACGGCAATGCGCATGCGGGAGATCTACACGCTGGAGCACACCCAGATAGACGTTGCGCGGCGCACGATCTTCCTGGACAAGACAAAGAACGGGAGCAAACGTCAGGTGCCGATGACGTCGGTGCTGCTCGCCAAGCTCGCGGCGTACGAGGGTGACTTCGGTGGCCGGTTGTTTCCCTTCTGGGCGGGTGAGCGGAGCCCGCTGGCCCTGCGCCGAGTGTCGAGCAAGCTGTCGCGCCAGTTCGAGCGCATCTTCGTCGCGGCGGGTTGCGCGGATCTCGGCTTCCACGACCTGCGTCACGAAGCGACCAGCCGCCTGTATGAAAAGACCACGCTGACGGATATCAAGATCGCGAGCATCACCGGACATCGCGATCCGCGGCAGTTGAAGCGGTACGCCAACCTGCGCGCCTCAGATTTGGCCGATCAGCTCTGGTGATCGGTCTGCTCGTAGGCGCGCAGGTCAGGCGGGCTGATGCGGCGCGCCTTGCCCTTGCGTTTCGCCGTCGTGGCGACCGGAGCGTTGGCGGCGGGTCGGTCGCCTATCGCTGACTTCTTCCGTTCGGCTGCCTGCCGGCGTCCTTCCGAACGCAGGAAGTCGATCAGATCCTCTCGGAGCATCACGGTGTGCTTCTGATTAAGGCGCACGGCTGGGACCTCACCCTTGTCCACCAGTTCCTTCATAGCCTCGAGACCAAGGCGCATCATGCGAGCTGCTCCCTCAAGGCCTAGCGTCTCGTCTACGCTCTCGGAACGGATCTCATCGCTTTGCGTCATACGGTGACGTTCCCGATGCAGACGTTGATCACTCATCGGCGCACCTTTTGTCGACCGGGAGGGTCAATGCCGAAAATGTCGGCATGCGCGCTGGTTGGGCGGTACGCGGTCTCGCAACTCGCGAGGAATCGGGCGATGACTGCTTCGGTGTTGGGGAATGCGCTTGCGTTCAAGCGAAGTCTCCAAAAGATAGGCCGGGCTGGACGGCACGACACCGCGCCTCGGCAATGGCTGCGTACTCGGGATCCAGCTCGATTCCGACGAACTGAAAGCCCTCTGAGATGGCAGCGCGGCCGGTACTGCCGCTGCCGGCGAATGGATCGAGGACCAGTCCGCCGGCCGGAGTGACCAGGCGGCACAGGTAGCGCATAAGGTCCATCGGCTTCACGGTTGGGTGGTTATTGGCGCGCGGCGATACTTGGAACCCATCATCGCGGCGGGTGATGTGCTGCCCACTGGTGTCTGAAATCATGCCGACAGAGGACTTGCAGAAGTCATCTAAGCCGGAATCCCGATCTTGCTTGCTGGCCTTGGCGCAGTAGAAGAAGCGAGCAGCGCTGCCCGCGTCGCGACGGGGCTCAGTCGATGCAATTCGGCCGATCATCCCGCGGAAGCTGACCGCCCCGCTGAAGCCGTTTGCGGTCGGCTCTGCTCCAGTCACTCGCGCCTGCTGTCCCTTGGCATAGGGGAAGGTAGCGAGCACTTCCTCGCTGCCATCGTGGATCAGATTAGCCGGCCAGCGGCCTTCAGGATCACCGCCACGGAGCCCCGGCTTCGCCGCGAAGGTGGTGCTGCCCTTGTCTGCGTAACGGCGCTGGGCGCTCTGCTCGCCGTCGCGCGTGCGGGGCTTATCCAGGTCGTTGCGGCAGGGGATGCGACTGGCGCTTGCGCGCAGATGCTCGCCATCGATGCCCACGCGGCAAGCGTCAATGTTCAGCGCGCCAGTTCCGTGCTGGCGCCAATTCGCCTCGACCGTTCCGGTCAGCGGCTTGCGGGCTACGGTGATCGGTTCCATTGCCGGCTTTAGGGCAGTACCGCCCCATTCTCCGTTGTGCGACTTCGGGAAGCCCGAGCCGTAGACCCAGGCGATCATGTCGCGGATCTCGAAACCGGCATCCTCGATGCGAACGGCCATGCGATGCTGGGTGCGCGTGCCTGCGAAGGCCAGTAGATGGCCGCCAGGCTTCAGTACGCGCAGGCACTGTGCCCAGATATCGGCGCTGGGCACGTCGCAATCCCAGCGCTTGCCCATGAAGGACAGGCCGTACGGCGGATCGGTCACGATGGCGTCTACCGAGTTCTCGGCCATACCGCGCATCACGTCCAGGCAGTTACCGACATGGATGGTGCTTCCGGGGATAGGGTCAAGCATGGTCCGTCTCCGCACGGTGGTGAGCCGTGGCAAAATGCCGCCCAATCCACAGGGGGCGCGGGTAATGAGCGTTTGGAAAAGCAGAATCGTTTTGGGCGCCACATGCACGTCTGTAGGTGCCGGAGTCGTTGTGCTCCTTCTCGGGGTGCCTTCCCTGCAGACCGAATCCGCGGCCGCGTGGACGTCGGCTTTGGCTACTTTTCTGGCGGCGGTGGTGGCCCTCGGTGTTGGGGTTCTGCCAGCCCTCAAAGCGCGCAGCGAGCTGGATCACCAAGCAAAGTTCGCCGGCAAGATTGTCGCGGGCGGCTTGGCGCTGCAGGAGCTGAACCTGAGAGTGGTCGCACGACTCGGCGAGCGAGATCTCCACATGGTCAACCACTGGGTAGATAAGGCGATGGCTGGATTGCTGGCGCAGGTGAACGCCAGTGAGGCGATGCAGCTTGCGCCATACATTAAGGTTCTCCCCAGCGACTTGGCGGACGCCCTGGTAAAGTGCATTGGAATGCTGCAATCCTGCGAGCGGACTGTTGCGACTAGACCAAAGACAATTCCTTACGAGGTGCGTCACGTTGTTGGGGACTGCGCATGGTTTGAGGGCGTAGCAGCTTGCATAGCTGACCTGAGGACCAAGCTTTGTGACTGGACTGGCGCTGAGGAGGATGATGTCCTGGGCGCGGTGACTGATACTGCGGAGTCCGTAAGGATCGATGCAGATGATGAGATGGAACGGTTCCAGCGCCATAACGCCCCCAGCTCTGTCAAGGATTGATGGGGGGCAATGCTGGTTCTCAACCATTGCCCACCGCCTGGCTGTCGATCAGAGCGCGCGCCTGCTGGCACTTTTCGCACCAGGCCGGAGCCTGCACCATGTTGATTCGGACCAGCCACCAGCCAGCTCGTGGCGCCATGTGGCCATACAGGCCGGCCCGCCTATTGCTGCGCGGCTGGTGACCGCAAAGAGCCCTGTCAGCCGCATTCTTCGGCAGCAGGTGAATCAGCGTTCCGCCCTTTGCCTTCACGAACCGCAGGCCATCCCGTGTTTCGGTGATGTGCTCAGCCATTGCGCATCACCTTGTCGATCTCTCTGTCCACGTAGTCGGCGGCGTCGAACTCGCTACCTTCGCGGCTCAGGATGATGCTCAGGTCGCTGGTCGCCAGCTTGGATCGCAGGATCCGATAGCGCGCCGCGTCCTGCTGCTGGCCCAGGCCAACGGCCTGAGTGGCCGGTGATGGCGATACCGGATTTCCGGCATCGACCAGCAACGGCCCGTTCTCACCGCGAAGCTCGCGCAGCCGGTTGGCCACGTCCAGCTTGCTCATACCCGGCTGCCCGAACAGGGCATCGGCGACCTGTGCGTCCAGGCGCTCGCTGGCGCCGTCTGCCATCGTGGTGTTCATGCGCGGGCCCCCATCGTTTCGAGAGCGGCTACAGCCAAGGGCCGCACGAACCACGCGGCGAGGCCATCCTCCGTTTCGCCCAGCCACACCAGGCGCCAGTCAGCGTCAGGGCCTTCCGGGTTCCAGTCGATCATCTGCTGGATGTTGGCGTACACACCGGTGCCTACCGATTCCTCCTCGAATTCGGCCTCAACCACGACCAGGTCGAAACCCTGCGCGAGGAAAAGCGGTCGCAGCGAAGCCTCGCGACCATCAGCCCACATCGGCACGTCCGGATGGCACAGAATCTCGCCGTCGGTGTTGCGGGCTGGAAGCCGGCTCGGGTGGTACAGGCCGCGCCACGGGTCAGCCGGATCAACCACTTTGCGGGTCTGATTCCTGACAAGTTCCAGCAGTTCATCCGCCTGCGCCAGCCGGGCTCGGGTGGTCTCGCAGAGCGGCGTGTCGCCGTCCTGCATGCTGCTGCGCAGAGTCGCGCGATAGGCGGCAACGGCGGATTCGAACACGCGCAGATCCTGCTGGCGGGGCAGGCGGTGATGCAGGTCACGCAGCGCGGTGTGGGCCTGGGCGAGAGTGATGGCCTTCGCCTCGTTCGGTAGCCACACAGCCTCGACTGCGATTGCGTTGATCGTTTCGTACGCCTGCTTCAGTACGGGGCAGTTCGTCGGGAGGGATGTGAGATTCGCGGTCATTGGCGGGCCTGCTCAAATTGGATTTCGGTGTTCACGAATGCGCCAGCGAGCGGCGCTGTGGTGCCGTCAGGTGCGGCGCCAGCCGGACAAAGTGGGAAGGGGGGCAAGCGTCGGTATTGGCGATTGGGATCGCGGGCGAACATGCCGTCGTTGAGACGGATCACCTGGTAAGCGGGAAACGCTTCGCTCGGCAGTAGTGCTCGGGCTTCGGCAATCAGGGCGACGTACCGCTCCTGCCACTGAACAGGCATGGACTGCAGGGTCCGTCGTGGAAGCACGTGGTAGGCGGCACGACTGTGACCAAAAGCACGCCACACCGGCCCATCTGAATAGTTGCTCCCCGACCTACCTGGTTCGACTGCGACGTCTACCGTTCTCGGGGCCTTAGTGGGGTTCATCGGCCAACATCCTCTCTGCATAGCCGCCGTAATTGGCTGCGTGCCGGCCCATTGCCGGCCGAAGTGGTGTATGGCCCAGCACTTCGATCTGGCCGCCCGCCGCGAGGAATGCGTCCAGGTCGTTGGCCAGCTGCTGGCGGTCGAATTCCCGGTGCCGAATCGTGGTCGCTGCGTCACTGACGCCCGTGAGGGGACCAACTGCACATGCCGGGCGCTCACCTGCTGGTGCTGCGCGCAGCGGGGCGATCGCGTGCTGCACGTGGCTGGCAAGACGCCAGATGCCGCGCACGCCGGAGCGGTGACACATCGCCTGGCCGCTTCGCGCCAGCCCGGCCAACGTGTAGCTGATGGCTTGGTTTGACGCGTTGATGCGCCCAGCGGCCTTGATCTGCTCGATCGTTGCGCCCTGGGGGAACCTGCCCAGAACGTTGCGCACTTCGGCCGCGCGGCCAATCTGCTGCGGACGGGCGCTCATGCGTGCGCTCCTTTGACCATCTCGCGCATAGCGCAACCGTGATGGAGGACGCGCGACGAGTGGTGTGCTACCGCGTCCGCATTGTTGGTCAAGACGAGGGTGTCGTGAAGTGGATAGGCGGTGTGGCCGTCCCAGTCGTCGAGCACCTCCTGAAGGCCAAAGTGTTCCCGCAGCTCTTGCGCGTTGGCGGTCTTCCCGCAGCGCTGCGGCCCATAGATGACAACAGAACGACTCATGCGCGGATTCCTCGCGTGCGGCGCGTAGCGCGGTTGATGGAGGGGATTGACCGAACGCGCACGCCCTGACGATCAAGCCAGCGGTGCGCAGCCTGTGCGGCCAGTCGGTTGAGTGGGAACGTGATGCCGCCGAGGGCGAGCGAGTGGTGCGATACACCCACGCTCCGGCTGGCGCTGGCCGCGACCCGCAGCAGCGTCTCGCGCGGCGCGGCGGTGTAGAGACCCGCCCACAGCCAGCCTTGGCAGACCATCAGCACCAGCGACTCGCCCTGGTGGCCGGTGGCAAATTGCTGCTCTATGGGCAGGGCACTTGGCACGCTCATGCGCTCAGCGCCTGGTTGCGTGCCGTATCGACCAATGCCCGCGCCTCAACCAGGCCGCGCTCGGTCAGGGTCACGGCGCGCGGCAGGTCGCGATCATCGAAGCGAACGAGGACGCGCTCATGCAGCCAGTTGATGAGCCGGCGCGTGAATACCTTCTCGGGGTGATTGGTCGGCGCGAAGCCGAACGCCGTGCGTCGAAGGGTGAAGTTCGGTGCGCCGTAAGCTGCGATCAGGGCAGCCTTTTCCTTTGGCTTGAGAGGGGCTTGCATGGGCTGTCTCCTGGTCAGGCTGCGATGAGCGCGGAAGGGGTTTCGGCCGCGAGTTCGGCCAAGACCTCGCCGCGATGGCGTGCGAGGTGGGTGATCGGGATGCGGAGATGCGAGAGGCTGGGATCGGTCCAGCGCAATTCGGCGAGCGCAGCCTTTTCCAGCGGCACTGGCCGTGTGGCGACGCCGCAGCGGTGGCACTCGATGTGCAGCAGTGGCGGGCAGGGCGTGCCGAGGCGATGACCGGTGGGCGCGCCCTCAGTCGTCACGATCTGCGGGTGATGGCCATGGCCGCAGAGCGGTACCGAGGGCGGCAGGGGGCGTGAGGTCTGACGCATGTTCAGCCCCTCACTGCGCTGGTGGCTGCCCAGCGCGGCTTTTGGGCGTCGCGGTCGCTGTGCGCTTGGTGGATCTCAGCGATGCGCAGCGGCACGACGACCGCAGCGATCAGGGCAACTGCTGCCCACGCGAATCGGATGCGGCGGTTCATGCACCACCGCCGTTGACGCGAGCAAGGGCGGCGGCAAACGCCTGTATCGCAGCTTCGCACTCCCGGTTGGATTGACCGAGCGCGCAGAACGCCGCAGTCAGGCGGTCTCCCTGGTTGACCAGATCCGAAAGCGAGGCGTGGGCCGCATGCAGATCGACGGACTGCTTCTTCAGCATGGATTCGCCCACGCGAATCATGAAATCCGGCGTGGCTCCTGCGACGGCGCCGAACTCCGCGTTTACGTCTGCAATGCGCTCCAAGGTCGCCAGGGCGGTCTCAACAGCGCTCATGCCCGCACCTCGGCCGACATATCGCGTGAGCAGGCTTCCAGGCGCAGGCTGGCAACGCCCATGCGTCGCGAGCGGCGGAGCTGGTTGCGGCTGTGTTCGCCCTTGCTGCGAACCCAAAGGGCGCTAGCGGTGCTGTGATCGCGAGCTGCCAGCGCGAGCATGGCCTTCACGGCCAGAGGCGGCAGCACGCAGGGACTTTGGTCGGCGTAGCGGTGAGACATGGCGCGCTCCTGTCAGAAGGAGGGCGCCGGCGGGTCACAGGCCGTGGGGAGCGGCTATTGCCGATAGGGGAAGCCCGGCAGGTGACGACCCGCCGGTCGCCCGCCAGCCTGTGGGCTGGCAGGGCAAGTAAAGCACAGCTTTATTTAAAATGTAAAGCGGCGATTTATTCTTAGATGTGCTCGGTCGGCTGCGCCGGCCTGGGCCTTGTCTCGGCGATCCGTAGCGCAGCTTCGAAGCGAGCCTGCCAGGTCCTGGCCTGCTCGCTTGCGGCCAAGTAGATGGGGCCAGATCGAGGCACATCGAAGGACAGGAAATTGACAGAGTGAGTGGGTTTCGCCATGTCATTGACCATTACGCGAAGATCTATCCGGCCTACAGTTGGTGTCTCCGTTCGCTTGCCCGTTACTGCTCCAGCGATTGCACCGGCGACGCCGAATGCGAGTCCTCCAGCTGCGGCGCCTAGAAGCTGGCTTGAGCGCGAAGCCGAGCTAACGACAGAGCCATCCTCATACACCTCGGTTGAGATGACGGATGCATAGGGGATCAATCGATGGACTGTACGTCCGGCATCGCATGTGATGAAGCAGAAGACCTGCTTTCGGTCATCGATGCCGACAGCAGACTTGCCATCGACTCCGACGTGCAGGTGCGATGCGTTGAATCCTGGGACTGTTGAAAGACGGCTCTGGAGACTCTGTGCCTGAGTGGTGCCCGATCTCCAGATGTAGACGCCCACCACGACAGCGACCACCAGCACGGCTACTAGGATTTCGCTCACATGGCCCTCCTATGGCGTATTTCAGTTCAGCCGATCAATTCGGTTGCGCAGGTAGACCTTGCCCGCAATCATGCTGCCGCTTGGGAGCGGGAACGCTGGGTACAAGGCAGCATTCGCGCTCACAACAAAGATCGCAGTGCCTCGATCCTGCAGCCCTTTGACCTGCTGGCCATTGCCTGTGTTGATGAGATAGATGCCATCGCCATCGAATGATGTGACGCCGGTATCAACCATCAGTGACTCACCTGGCTGGATGATCGGAATCATCGAGTCCCCTCGGCCGGTTACAAGCACCAGTCGCCCAGGAGGCGGTACGAAGCCAACTAGCGAGCGGATGAAAGCGCTTGTGAAGTCCATTGATTTGACGACTTCGGGGTAGTCATCGTTGATGCGCCCGTCTCCCATGTCCGCTTCTCCGTCCAGTTGCTCGACGTGGACATAGTCAGTGCGGACCATCTCAGAATCCGAGACGCCATCAGTGCGGCGACTGCCCTCGGCGGATTCGAGGCTGTCAGAGTCACCGATGGAACCATCTAAGAAGTACTCCACCCGTCGTCCGGTAAGGCGTGCGAGCGTCGGAATGTGGTTCCTATCAATGGAACCCTTGCGCTCCCAGCCGGTGATGGCTTGCGGGTTAATTGCGCACTCTTTGGCGACCCGCGCTTTCGTGCCTCGGGATGAATGTTCAAAGGCAAAGCGGATGCGCCTTGCGAGTTCTTGACTATCAAGCATTGATTGATGATCCAAGCTTTAGCCTACTGAGCCAATAAACCAACGCTTTACAATCAAAGAAAAGCTGTGCTTTACTTGTTGCATGAGACCAATTCAAGCGGCGGTTGAGAGGGTGGAAGGCGGTCAGGCGGCTCTTGCGCGCGTCCTGGGCGTTTCCCCTCAGCAGTTGAACCAGTGGGTACGAGCGCTCAGGCCCGTGCCTCCGCGCCATGCCATCGCAATCGAGCGCGCAACCGGGGTCTCTCGCTGTGCCCTCCGGCCAGACGTCTTCGGCGAGGACGACAGCACTGCAAGGAACAAGCAAGGGGCGCCTCATGGCATGCCCTAGTCCCGTGCTATCCATCACTGGCATCCCCTTCGACTGGATGGCCAACTTCTGTCGCTGCCGATCGGTTGGCTTCTGGTCTAGGCGTCGCCGCAGCGGGGCAGATTGGCTGCGCCTGGCGCGGATGCTGTTTGCCGAGTCGCCTCTGCACCGGCTCCCAAAAGATGGCTATCGCTCCGCCGATTCCCGCATGCACGTCGAACGTCCGAAGGGCAGTGAAGTGCATTCGGTACGGGAGGCTGGTGATCTCGCTCATGGCAAGCATCATGCGATCGCTCACTCACTGGGTGAAACGATGAAATGCGAGTCGTTTCAGGGGGAGCTATGACCTGCCGCCGCTCCGATATTCACTGGAGAGATGCCCTGTACAACGCGGTCTCACAGGTGCCTGGCAGCGTCCAGGCCGCTGCGGCCTATCTGGCTCAAAGGCGTGGTCGGAGCATTACCGGCGAAACCCTCAGAAAAAAGCTTCGGGGTATCGATGGCGAATCAGTCTCTGTCGAGATCGCGCTGATGTTGACCGAGTTCCTGCAGGAGCACGTCGGCTCGGCCGGCGTGGCAACTGACTGGATTGCCTCTCTTGGCGCCGAGTTCGACCTGATGATCGACTTCGTTCCGCCCCCTCCTGCCGGCGGCTGGGCCGATGAGCTGGTCGCATTTCGGGACAAGCTTCTCGAGCTTCACAAACTGACTGGACAACTGGCCGGGGCAGGTTTGGAGGCAATGACGGATCGCAAGATCAGCCTTCCCGAAGCCGACCTTATCCAGGACCTCTCCCGCGAAGTGCGCACGCTTTGCTTCCGTATGGAGCGCAATGCACGACGCGCTGTGCAGCGACCGGACGGTGAGGCGTGAGATGGCCGTCTATCGTGCGCCCGTGCAAGATCGCCGGAGACGCCAACCCCCAAGTCCGTCTGCGCGACGTGCCATGGAGCTTGCAGCCTTGGCTCTGACCGATGCCGTGCCGCCTTTGCTGGGGGACGAAGCACTCGCAGAGCGCGAGCGCTTCCGTCAGTACACCGAGCGCAAGGACAGCGCCCAGCGCCAGCTGGATGAAGGGGGAATCCCGTGGGCGTGAACCGTTGCCTGACACAAGCCCTGCTGATAGCTCAGAAGCCTCGCCCTCGCTGGAAGCAAGAAATCGCGCAGATCCCAGAAGACTGCCAAGCGCCCGGCGTCTGCACGGGAGGCATCGGGTGTCGCGAGCGCATAGCTGCCTACCTGCGCGTGCAGTGGCAGATGATCGAAAGGCGCGAAGCGCTGAAGGCAGGCGGGAAGCGATGACTGTCGACACGGACAAACTGCGCGAGGGCGCCGACATTGTTGGCGTCATCGGTGGCTACGTGCGCCTACGCAACGCTGGCAAGGGGGAGTACTCCGGCCTGTGCCCCTTCCATGATGAGTCCTCGCCAAGCTTTACCGTGAATGAGGTCAAGCGCTTCTACCACTGCTTCGGCTGCGGCGCGCACGGTGATGTGATCGGTTTCCTGGTGCAGCACCTGCAGATCGGGTTCCTTGAGGCATGTGCCCAGCTATCCGGTGGTCAGCTGGGTGTTGCGGCTGACCGAGAGAAGCTCCCCAGCCAAGAGTCACTGAGGGTGAAGTGGGTGCCGATCTTGCCCGTCCCGCATGATGCGCCAGCGCTGATGACCGACAGCGGCTGGACGGTGCCGATCTGGAATGCCAAGCGCGACAAGCTGCGCCGAATGAAGCCGGTCAGGGTATTTCCCTACCGCAATACGGAGGGGCAGATCCTCGGCTACGTCCTGCGCTGCGAGTTCGTTGACCGCGACAGCCGCAAGCTGAAGAAGTGGACGCCCCAAGTGACGTGGTGCGTGGGACCTGACGGCCAGAAGCAATGGTGCCTTGAGAGCTTCCCGGGTGCGCGGCCCCTCTATGGGCTGGACGCACTGGCCGCGAAGCCCGATGCGCCGGTGCTGATTCCAGAGGGAGAGAAGTGCAGGGATGTGGGCGCAGGTGCATTCCGAGGCTATGCAGCGATCAGCTGGTCAGGCGGTGGAAAGGCCGTCACTAAAACCGATTGGTCGCCACTGGCTGGCCGGGACTGTGTGCTGTGGCCCGATGCGGATCCCCCCGGAAGGCAGGCAATGCTGGGGTGGCGGAACGATGCCAACCAGTTCAAGCCCGGCGTCGCGCAGATGCTGAAGCGTGCAGGTGCCAAGTCGATCCGCTTTGTGGATGTGACGGGCCAGCCCGATGGCTGGGACATCGCAGATGCACTGGAGCGCGATGGCTGGTCACCGCGACAGCTTGCGGCCTGGGCGGCAAGCCGCGTGATTGAACTGGACGTGGTGGCTGCCAATGGCACGTGACAGGAGGCTGGAAGAACGTCTGCTGCACTCCGACGCCAAGCTTGCCCGTGCCTACCGACTCGCAGCGCAGGCGGCACTGGATAACCCACATGAGCACTCCAGGCGCCTGCGCCGGGAGCGGGCAAAAGAATACCTGCGCCTGGCGCGGGGCTACGAAAAGGCAATGCGGCAATGAGCGTGGGGACAAGGCGCAGGATGACGGTGATCGATGGTGGCGGTGCGCCGCCGCCAGGCGATGGTGGGGTAGATCCCGGCGCTTGGAAGTCGCACCTCACCAGGAACCGCGATGGCAATGTCGAGGGAACCCTGCACAACCTGATTCTGATCATGGAAAACGATGATCGGTTGAAGGGTCTGTGGTGGCTCAACGACTCCAGCAACCAGGTCAAGCTTCACCGAGATCCACCGTGGACAGGCGGCAGCAGGGATGAGTTCATCGACTCGGATGCCTACGAGCTCGCCGCTTGGCTGCAGCACCCGGAGCGCTACTGGATGAAGTGCAGCGATGATCTGGTGCTCAAGGCAGTCATTGCAGTAGCGCGCCGGCACCGCCGTCATCCCATCAAAGACTATCTCGCTGTCTTGGAATGGGATGGCGTTCCCAGGGTCGAGCGGATGCTCGTTGAGCTGTTCGGCGCGGCGGACAATGCTTACAGCCTGCGCGCAGCGCAGTGCTTCATGGTAAGTGCCGTGGCTCGCATCTTGTGGGTGGACGCCAAGCAGCCCAGCGTGGGGGCACAGGTCGACTTCATGCTGGTCCTGGAAGGTGAGCAGGGCAAGCGGAAGTCGAGCGCCCTGCGCGCGATCTTCGGCAGTGAATGGTTTGTCGAAACCAGTGAATCTCCAAGTGGAAAGGACTTCTACCAGGTAATCCAGGGGGCATGGGGCGTCGAGATCGGCGAGATGGACTCGTTCTCGAAAGCCGACGTGACCAGCGTAAAGACGGCTATCACCAGGCGCGTGGATAAGTTCCGCGCGCCCTACGAGCGCGTGCCTCGGTCCTACCGCCGCGAATGCGTGTTCGCTGGAACAACGAACGAACATCAGTACCTGCGCGACCCGACCGGTGGCCGGCGATTCCTCCCTGTGCGAACTGACGGCGACGTGCAGATCGACCAGATCACGACGTTGCGCGACCAGCTCTGGGCTGAAGCCGTGACCATGTTCGATGCAGGGTTCGAGTGGTGGGAGCTGCCGGCGGACGCAAAGGAAGAGCAGGCAAGCAGGTATGTTGGCGACAGCTGGGAGGGTCGAGTCGAGCAATGGCTCGACCTTCGGATGGACCCAAGCAAGTACCCGACCCGATTGGCAATGGCGTCGCAGATCGATTGGGCGACGACTGACAACCTCCTGACTTACGCAATCGGCTTGGACCCTGGCAAACACGGCAAGCCCGAGCAGATGCGGGTAGCGGCCATCATGAAGACGCTGGGCTGGGAGCAGCAACGCAGGCGCTGGCCCGATGATGGAGGCCGAGAGCCCCGGTGGTTCAGGCCCGGTCTCGTCATCGATGACTGGCTGGCAACCGTGCAGCGCTCAAGGCAGGAGGCCCCGAGTGGACCTGACTTCTGACCAGACCTACCGGGCATCGTCCACACCCGTCCAAACCACTGACCAGACCTGCCGCTTACTGCGACAGCGCCGTCCCGACCGTCCACACCTTTTCTCGCGCGCGTACATGTACCAACACCCCAATCCATTTCTTAACTTCTCGAAACAAAAATATAGGTGTGGACGGTATGGACAGTATGGACAGCCTAGAAGGGGCGCGGGTTCCGAGTGTCCAGACCTTGCCTTGACGGTCGGGACGGTCGGGACGGGGGGCATGTTTCACGCGAATCATCGGGAGTGTGATCGGGCGGGTGGGGCAGGGGGGAGGGGGCAGGCCGATGGGTCCTCCCTGGCCTCAGATTCCACGGGTAGTTGGACGCGCAATTTCTCGCTAGTCACGATGCATTTCCAAGGGGGTTGTAGTGGTTTCTGATCTGAGCAGTCCGATGAAGCAGGGCGCATTTGGCGATCTGGTGGGAATTTCCCAGCAGGCGGTCAGCGACCTGGTGCGTCGCGGCGTCCTGGCTGACGGTGCTGCCGGTGATGAGTGGCTGCTTGCCTACTGCGACCACCTGCGAGAGATTGCTGCTGGGCGCGGCGGTGAGGCCGGCAAGGATCTGACCGCCGAACGGGCCCGGCTGGCGCGTGAGCAGGCTGACCGCTTGGCGATGCAGAACGCTGTGACCAGGGGCGAGCTGGCGCCCGCCCACCTCATGGAGCAGGTGCTGTCCAAGGTTGGCGCGCGTGCGGGCCGCATCCTTGAAACCATCCCGGGGACGCTGCGCCGTCGCTTGCCGCAGCTTGCTGCTGCTGACCTCGATGTGGTCACGCAGATCGTAGCCAAGGCCCGGAACCTCGCTGCATCCATGCGCTTGGCTGACGTGGATGCCGATGACGATGCGGATTCGGACGCCGTTGCGGCTCTGCCCTCCGCTGCCGAGGATGATGACCAGTGACGTTGCTGCGCGGAATCGAAGCCAGCCAGCTGCAGGCCGTAGAGCGGCATCTGCAACGCGGACTGGCGTCATGGGCGGTGCAGGAGCCCATCACACTGGAGGCGTGGGCTCGGGAGCACTTCTACCTGTCTGCTGAGTCAAGCTACGTTGAACAGAAGTGGACACCCTGGCCGTTCCAGCGTGGCCTGATGGCGGTGATCAGCAACGACGACGTGGCCGAGGTCTCTGTGAAGAAGTCGGCGCGTGTTGGCTACACCAAGATCCTGCTGGCTTTCCTTGGCTACAACGCAGAGCACCGCCGTCGCAACCAATGCATCTGGCAGCCGACTGACGACGACTCCGACGACTTCGTCAAGTCGGAGCTGGAACCTATGCTGCGTGACGTGGAGTGCATGCGGGCGGTGTTCCCGGCCTATCTGGCCCGGCATAAGGACAACACCCTGCAGCAGAAGAAGTTCATCGGCTCGCTGCTGCGTGTGCGCGGCGGAAAGGCTGCGAAGAACTACCGTCGAATTTCCGTGGACGTTGCCCTACTGGACGAACTCGACGCCTTCGACAACGACATTGAGAAGGAGGGTGCACCGGACTCGCTCGCCGCCAAACGTCTGGAGGGCGCAACCTTCCCCAAGCTTGTAGCTGGCAGCACCCCGAAGCTCAAGGGCTTCAGTCTGGTGGACACGCGCTACTCGCAGGCGGATGAGCGATTTACCTACCAGGTGCGTTGCCCCCAGTGTGAGGGCTTCCATGCGCTGACGTGGGGTGGGAAGGACGAACCGCTCGGGTTCAAGTTCGAGCGTGACGAGACTGGCGGCGTTGTCCACGTCTATCACCTCTGCCCGCACTGCACGTACCCCATGACGCAGGGTGAGTACCTATTGGCTGCTGAGCGGGGCGAATGGGTTAACTCGCGCGGCGACATCTGGCTCCGGGCCGACGGCCGCTTCACGACGCCTGACGACCAGGTTGTTCCAGCTCCGCGACACGTCGCGCTTCACATCTGGACTGCATACAGCCCGGCTGTTGCCTGGCAGCAGATCGTTCGCGAGTTTCTGGAGGCTTACGCCAAGCACCAGGAGGGTGACGACAGCAAGCTGAAGGCCTGGACCAACACGACTCTGGGTGAGACCTGGGAGGGGGAGGTCGAGCGGACCGACGCAGATGAGCTGGCTAACAGGGCGGAGCCGTTCCCACTGAAGACGATGCCCCGCGACTGCCTGCTGCTGCTCTGTGGCATGGATACCCAGGACAACCGACTCGAGGCCGGCGTTTGGGGTGTCGGGCGCGGTGGCCAGATGTGGACCATCGACCACCGGGTGTTCTTCGGTAACCCAGCTCAGATGGAGGTGTGGGCCGAGGCCGAAAGCTTCCTGAGGGAGCAGGAGTACACCCATGCCAGCGGGCGGGCGCAACGGATCTATGCCACTGCCATCGACTCGGGCGGCCACCATGCCGACGCGGTGTATGCCTTCGCACACAAGCTGAAGGCACTACGCGTGCACGCCGTAAAGGGCGCAAGCGGCCAGGAGCGCTCCATCGAGAACGGCAACAGCCGAGTCAGCTATCGCTTCAATGGGCGTATCGAGAAGCACGGTCCGGTGCTCTGGCACGTGGGCACAAACCTGGCGAAGGATCGGTTTCAGGCGCGATTGGACGTTGCCGTTCCGGGACCTGGCTACGTGCATATGTCGGATCAGCTCTCGCCCGAATGGTTCAAGCAGCTGGCGGGCGAGATCCGCGCCACGCGCCGGATGAAGGGAGGGTCTGAGTCCAGGTGGACTGCGACGCGTAAGCGAATCGAGGTCAAGGACTGCCTGACCTACGAGATATGGCTTGAAGAACGGCTCGACCTGTGGGGGCCCAAGAAGGCGAAGTGGTGGGACCAGTTGGAGGAACAAGTGCAGCCCGAAAACGATCTATTCAGCGTTCCCGCTTCTGCAGTGCCAGTCGCCGCCGTTGCAGTGCCTGCGCCACCGGTGACCCAGGTCGAGAAAAGGCCAGCCCAGCCCCAGGCGCGGGCCGCGCGCGATTCCCGTGAAACGTCACGCGATGACTTCGGGTCGAGCGGTTGGAGTAGCCGTCTATGAGCAATTCGCGTGACATCGACGCTGCCGAGCAGCTGCGTAGGCTGGTGGTTCGAGGGATTGTCGAGCAGACGGGCCTGAATGAAGAACACGCCATGCCGTACGCCACGGCGGTGCTGACCATCCTGCAGGCGGAATACGGCGGCGAGCGCATCCATATTCCGAAGGCTGGTGATCAGGAAAAGCCATCCACCCTTGTGCATGACATTCGTACTGCGCTTGTCGAGGGGCAGAGCTGGAAGGTGGTTTGCCGGCGGCACGGGGTATCAAGGGCGGCGTTGTATCGCATGTTTCCTGGTGGCCTGCCCAGGCCATCAAAAGTGGGATGACCAATATTGGCGGGGTGTCTCAGCCTTACGGCAAAGATTGAGACAACTATTTTTTAAGTCTTTGATTTTAAAGGTGGTGAATTCTCGTTTGTCTCACGCGACTGGTAACGCTTGAGACAGCTCCGTCTCTAAGCTGTTTCCATGCCAACACCCGCGCAAACCATGCTGGAAACCTACCTCGCCGCCGAGGCTGCGGTACTGCAGGGACAGTCTTTCCGCATGGGCGAGCGTCAGCTGAACCGTGCCGACCTGGCGGAGATCCGCGCAGGTCGGCGTGAGTGGGAAGCCAGAGTGAACATGCAGGCACGAGGCGGCAGTCGAGTGTCCGTTGCACTTGCAGACTTCCGGGGGAGCGAGTGAATCGCCTTGATCGCGCTATCGCCGCAGTAGCACCCGGATGGGGTGCGAAGCGCGCAATGGCGCGTGCACGTATCGCGGCCTACCGCAGCGCATATGACGGCGCCACGCCTAGCCGTCTCCGAGAGGCTGCACGGGAGTTTGGTTCGGGCAATACGGCGGTTGCCAGTGGCGCGAGCCGAATCCGCACCCAGGCAAGGCACCTCGACCGGAACCACGACATCGTGGTGAACGGTTTCAACCAGATGGTCCAGAACGTCATCGGACGAGATGGCATCGGCATCGAACCGCAGCCCCGCGATGAGAACGGAAACATCGTGGAGTCCCTGGTCGATCAGATCACCCCGTTGCTGCGGGATTTCTGGAAGCGCCCAGAGGTTACCTGGTGCCATGACTTCGGCGCCGCACAGCGCCTGATGACCCGGACGTTGTTTCGCGACGGAGAGGTCCTGTACCAGGACCTCATCGGGCCTGTGCGCTATCTCGATCATGGGACCCTCGTGCCCTACAGCATCGAGATGATGGAGCCCGATCTTCTTCCGATGGATCTGAACGATCCTGGCCGGAACATCATGCAGGGCGTCGAGCGGAATGCATGGAACCGGCCCATCGCCTATCACTTGTACAAGCAGCATCCCGGTGATCCGAACGCGGTGATGACAGAAGTTAAGCGCGTGAGCGCCGACTTCGTTCACCACGCAAAGATGGTTGATCGGATCGGGCAGGTGCGCGGCGTCAGTCTGCTGGCGTCTGTCTTGACCCGCTTGGATGACCTCAAGGACTACGAGGAGTCTGAGCGCGTGGCTGCCAAGATCGCCGCAAGCATGGCGGCCTTCATTATCAAGGGTGATCCGCAGAGCTACGACGACGGCGGGACAGCGCCCGAGCGCCGGAGCATGCGATTCCAGCCTGGCATGGTGTTCGATGACCTGGTCAAAGGCGAGAGCGTTGGAACCGTCGATACCAACCGCCCCAACCCCAATCTGGAGACGTACCGCAACGGCCAGCTGAGAGCTGTGGCCGGTGGCATGCGCGTGTCGTTCTCATCTTTGTCGAAGAACTACAACGGGACCTACTCAGCACAGCGGCAGGAGTTGGTCGAGCAGTACGGTGCGTACGGAGTTCTGGCGTACGAGGTGATCTCGCAGATTGTCCGTCCCATCTATGAGCGCTTCATCCAGGCCGCGATTGCGTCCGGGCAGCTCGTTGTTCCGCAGGGTGTTTCGCTGACCACGGTGACCGATGCGATGTACATGCCACCTGTGATGCCTTGGATCAACCCAGTCCATGAGGCTACGGGTCTTCGCATGATGATCCGCGCCGGCATCCGCTCGCTTACCTCGGTCATCAGCGAGCGTGGCGGGCGCATGTACGACACGTTGGAAGAGATCCGCAACGAACGTAAGTGGGCCCGTGAACTGGGAATCACGCTGGACAGCGACCCAGGGCAGGTAAGCGACGCGGGCGTGACGCAGGCCCGACCGGAAGGCACGGCTGTGCCGAACACATTCGAGGATACCCAATGAACAACCAATCCCGGCAAGCATCGGTGGCGTTGGTCGGTGCAGTCGTGGCCGCAACGTTTGCGTTCGATTCGAGCGATATCGAGGCGATGCAGCCCGATGCGAAGGGGAAGTCTGTCCTGGCGCTGAGCTCGACCAACGGCGGCGAGGCCGACCTTCTGATCTACGGGCCAATCGGCGACTACTTCTGGGGTGAAGGCGTCACTGCCGCCAGCGTGGTCGAGCAGCTGGCCGGAACCACTGCGAGCGTGATCAACGTACGCATCAACTCCGACGGCGGTGTGGTCACCGATGGGCTGGCCATCTATAACGCGCTCAAACAGCACCCGGCCACGATCAACGTCACCGTGGACGGCGTGGCCGCCAGCATTGCCAGCTTGATTGCAATGGCCGGCAGCACCCGTCGTATGCACGAGAACACCATGCTGATGCTGCACGGTCCGCAGGGCGGGGGCTGGGGATTTGCAGGCGACCTGCGTGAGCGGGCCGATCAGATCGATGTGTATGGGCGTCAGATGTTGGTGACCTACTCGGGGCGCGCCAAGAATCCGGCCGACATCGAGGCAATGCTGACCGACCGCAAGGACCACTGGCTGACGGCTTCTGAAGCGCTGGCGCTCGGCCTTGTGAGCGAAGTCATCCCCGACGTGCAGCCCGAGCCTGCGGACTCCGCCGCTGCAGCAGCGCTGCTGTCCTACGTGAGCGCCATTTCCGGGACCGAGGGCACCGTGCATGCCCTGCTGCGCAAGCACATCCAGGCAACCACCACCGCTTCAGCCTTCGCCTCGCTTCGCGAGGTTCACCAGCGGGCCGTTGTGGCCCACCTTGAGGAAACCAGCATGAAACAGCAGTGCCAACTGATCATGGCGCAGGCGGGCACCGCTCCGGCTGCACCGACCCCGGCCGTTCCGGCATCGCCTGCCGCCCCCGCCGCTGCTCCGCCTGTCGCTGCGGCTTCCGCCGTGTCGGCGGCACCTACGCCTGGTGCTACGGTCGAGCAGGTGATGGCCGCTATCTCGGCCCGCAATACGGCTATCCGCACCGTGTTTGCCGGCTTCCGTGAAGTCAGCGGCGTCCAGGCACTGGAAGCCGAGTGCCTGGCCGACGCAGCGATCAGCGAGGACGCCGCTCGCGGCAAGTTGCTGGCGAAGCTGGCCGCCAGCGGTCAGCCGCTGGCCGGTGGTTTCAACCCCAGCATCACGGACGTTGTGCCGGAGGAAGACAACCAGCGTCGCGCCCAGGTCGATGCGCTGCTGGCCCGCGCTGGCGTGCTGACCGGGGCGGACGCCGAAACTGCGCGCAACGGCAACCCCTACGCGCACACCACCTTGCTGGCGCTCGCCGAGCGCTCGCTGATCCAGGCCGGCGTGAACACCCGAGGCATGGATCGTGAGCAGATCGCACGTCGTGTTCTGGCTGTACAGACCACCAGCGACTTCCCGGTTCTGCTGGAAGGCGTGCTGCACAAGATCCTGGTCGGCGCCTACAACCTCCAGCAGTTCACCTGGTCCCGCTTCTGCGCGACCGGCACGCTATCCGACTACCGTCCGCACAGCCGCTACCACCTCTCCTCGTTCTCCGACCTGAAGCCGGTCAATGAAGCGGGTGAGTACGAGAACGGCGTGCTGGGCGATGGCGAGGCTGAGACCATCAAGGGCGCGCGCAAGGGGCGCATCCTGCAGATCACCCCGGAAGTGCTGGTGAACGATGATCTGGGCGCGTTCGTCCGCATCACCACGGCGCTCGGCCAAGCCGCTGGCCGCACGATCGAAAAGGACGTCTACGCCGTGCTGGCGCAGAACGGCGGCCTGGGGCCGACCATGAAGGATGGCAACACCCTGTTCCACGAAGAGCACGGCAATATCGCCGCAGGTGCTGCCGTGTCGGTAGATGCATTCGATGCGATGCGCCAGCTGATGGCGCTGCAGATGGACCCGAGTGGCAACGACTACCTCGATATCTCGCTGTCGCGCTTCCTGGGCACGGTCGCCATGCATGGCCGGGCAAGCCTTGTGAACAACAGCGAATACGACCCGGACGTGACCGGCAAGTTCCAGGTCAACAACACTTCGCGCGGCACGTTCAGCGACATCATCACCTCCCCGCGCCTGGGCACCGGCAAGGGCTGGTACGGCTTTGCAGATCCGAGTGTGGAGCCGGTGATCGAAGTTGCCTTCCTCAATGGCGTGCAGGCGCCGGTGCTGGAGCAGGAAACCAATTTCCGCACTGACGGCCTCAGCTGGAAGGTCGTCCACAAGTACGGCGTGGGCGCGGTGGGCTGGCGCGGCGCTGCCTACAACCCGGGCCAGTAAGCGAGTACGCGGCTGCGGCGCCGCCGCCGCAGTCCCTGGCTCCTTCTTCCTTCATGCAAGACGCCAACTGAGGACCATCGTCATGGCGAAGAACTACAAATTTCCGGGAGCGGTGATTGACATCGTCGCGGCATCCGCTCTGGTCAGTGGGCAAGCATCCGTCGTCGGCCAACTGTTGGCCGTCGCGCTGGTGGATATCCCTGCCGGCACCAAGGGCAGCGCGCAGATCGAAGGCGTATTCGAACTGCCGAAGCTTGCCAACGCCAACATCGCCGCCGGTGCCGGCCTGACCTGGGACGCCCAGGGCGGGAAGCTGATCGTCACTGGCGCCGATGCTGGCGACCTGGAGAACTGTGCGGTGGCCATCGCTGTCGCTGGCGCTGGCACTTCAACCGTTCTGGCGAAGTTGACGCCGGGCTCTGGCTCGGTGAAGTCGGCGTAAGTCTTTGGCCGGCACCGCTCACAGATGCCCGGGTGGCGTGAGCGGTGCCGGTTCATCCACAGCGACAACGGGGAATCGCATGGGCACCACCAGCACGCCGCGCGGCGTACGCAATAACAATCCTGGCAACATCGATCGCACCAGCACGCCGTGGCAGGGTGAGGATCGTTCTGCCGCTGCCATTGCCCGCGAGGGGCGCTTCTGCGTGTTCCTGACCCCGCAGGCTGGCTTCCGCGCCTTGGCTAAGACCCTGCTCACCTACCAGCGCAAACATGGATTGCGCACGGTGAAGGAAATCATTGGGCGCTGGGCGCCGCCGGTGGAGAACGACACGGGTGCCTACGTCCAGCAGGTTGCGACCGCCGTGGGCGTTTCGCCTTCCGAGATCATCCGTTTGGACAACCCGGTCACGCTAGGCCGCCTGGCTACCGCCATCGCCAAGCACGAGAACGGCGGCCTGTACTGGAGCGCTGACGTGATCGCTGCTGGTGTCGCAGAGGCGCTCCGCTGATGGTCGGCGGCGGCATCACCGCTACCGGTCCCTGGTGGGCTGCAGGCAGCGTCGTTGCGCTGTGGCTTCTGCGGGAGACGTGGACCGCATTTCTGTCGCGCAGGAAAGACCGTACCGAGACCGATGCAAACGTCGAACTCATTAAGGGCCTGTCCGAGCGCATCGGCTCGTTGGAGCAAAGGGTATCGGCCCAGGACGAGCGGCTGCAAGCGGAGATGATGATGCGCCTCAAGGCACAGGAAGAGGCCAGCGCGCTGCGCATGCGCGTTCGGCAGCTTGAATCCACGCTCCGTGGCCTTGGTGCGGTCATCCCCCCCGAAGACCCGGTGGTGTCCGCATGATCCGCACCCTGGTGGTTGCCATTCTTCTGCTGCTGGGCGTCATCGTCTGGCAGCGTGGCTCGGTGTCTATCGCGCAACGTGCGGCCGATCAGGCTGTATCCAGTCGTGACGCCATGCAGGTGGAGCGTGACGCTGCCCGTGCTAAGGCCGATGCGGCGAGCGAAACCCTGGATGCTGAGCGCAGCAGCGCAGCCGCAGCGAACAGCCTGGCTTCCAAGTACGAAAAGGAAAAGAACGATGCAAAGAAGGCATCTGATCGCCTCGTCGCTGATCTTCGCGCTGGCAACCAGCGCCTGCACCAGCGTTGGCAAGCGTCCGTCGCCACCGCTGAGCTGTCCACGGCCGCCGCTGCCAGCAGCCAGCCTGATGGTCGAGCCGACGACCGAATCGAAAGTGCGGGCCGAGCTATTGGCGCCGCCGCCCAGTGCGACGCCCAGGTGAGGGCACTGCAGGCGTACGCGCTGCTGTGCTCGGGAGGTGCCCGGTGAGCGAGGTTGATTTCCTCCGCGATCTGGATGGCACCTTGCACGCCGCCTTTGCGCTGGCGGGCATGGCGTCGCGAGGTCGGTACACGGCCAAGGATGGTCCGACCACCGAGGGCGTGCGTGCCTACGTGGAGCGCGACGTTGAGACCATCGGTGAACTGCGCCAGTTCAGGGCAGGGCGTGTGGAGATCGCGTATCTGCGTTCGGATGTAGTGCCTGACCAGGGCGATCGATTCGAGGTGGTTTCGAGCGCGTTCGGTACTGAGGTCTTCGTCAACAGTAAGAAGATCAGCGATGACGGCTCGCAGAGCCGCTGGCTGGTGACCCGTGGCTGACCTGGCAGAGCCGCTGTCGTGGCAGCTGGTGGAGTTCCTGGCAGCTCGCGTCCGGCTGATCTCCCGCAGCAGTGGCTTCCGCACCGACATCGGTGCGGGCGCCGTGATCATCGACGAAACCGAGATCAGCGAGGACAGCACCGAGCCGGCAACGATCATCTCTGTCCGCCAGCTTTCGCGCAGTGGCGGCGGTGTGGCCCAGTCCAGCTCCGATGCGGCCATCACCATCGAGTTCGAAGTTCCGCGTGGCAGCGATGAAGCCAATCCCAGGCTGCTCGTTCATCGCGCGCGCCACGACCTGATCCGCGCCCTGACGTTCAAAGAGAAGTCGCTGCCGCTGGGGGTGACCAGCTTCGAGCTGCTGGAAACCCAGCTGGCGACTCTGGAGGACGATGCCGGGCATACCGCCGTAGTCGCTCAGATCACCGCGCGGGCTGGTCTGACCGAGACCTTTGAGCCCGTGTCCAACCCGTAAAGGAACCAGAACCATGGCACAGCCAAAAGTCCGTAAATTCGCAGGTGACCTGCGCTTCTGGGAGCACGGCGCCGAGGGCGTGCGCGTCCCCGTCATTCCCGAGCCCGCCGACAAGTTCGGCAACCAGCCCCTGGAGCAGTCCTCGCTGACCTTCAGCTACGAAGCCGGCGACTCGGTGGAGATCAAGAGCAAGCGCCGCGATGCTCGCTATCAGCAGATCATCCACAAGGATTCGAATCCGGGCGTCACCAATGTCTCGATCACCGCGCTGGAAGTGCCGACGGCCTTCCTGGCGCGCATGCTCTACGGCACCCTGGTCAACACCTCGGTGGCAGCCGGGTCGGCTGACGCGGTATCGGTCGTCGTTGGCAGCGTGGATACCCCGGTGAAACTGCCGCACAACTTCATCGAAGCAACGCCGCCCCCGACTTTCAAGAAGGGCGCAGTGGACCTGGTGAAGGGAACCGACTACGACCTCGAACCCCGTCATGGTCTGCTGATCCCCAAGAAAGGGGGCGCATTGCAGGCCGGTGATGTGGTCGCGGCCGACTACAACTTCGATGCCTATCTGGAAACCGCGATCAGCGGTGGCACCACGCCGAGCAAGTCGTTCCAGGTTCTTGGCGACATGCAGGATCGCATCAGCGGTGACGAGGGATTGCTGACGATTCCGAACGTCGACCTGACCGTCGATGGCGATGTGGACTGGTTCAGCGATGAACCGATCCAGGTCACCTTGACCGGTCCGGTGATCTTCCAGGCCGGCGAGGCCGACCTGTACACCTTCAAGATCGCCGCACAGTCGGCAGGCTGACGCGCGGGCAGTAGTTGCTATGTGGAGGGCGCCGGCCTGGCGCCCTCCTGGTCTGAGCCGGGAATGGTGCCATGGCGTCCAATCGCAATAACAACGTCCTGAAGTTCTTTGTAAGTGGCCGCAGGGCGAAAGGACTGCACGGCCTGGCTGACCTTGCCGGCAATCCACTCAGACGCTTCGATCTCTCAGTTCAGCGTGCTTTTGTTGGGCTGCAGCGACGGGCGGGGGCCGCTGTCAGTCAGGAGGTCAGGGGCTCTTATAACGTCCGGGCAAGCACCCTGAGCGGCAAGTATCGCGTGGAGACCGGGGAGCAGGGCTACCGGACCGGTAAGCGCGGCCGGGATGACTTCCTTGGCATATGGGCCAGCACTCGCCAGATCTCGCTGCTGGAGTTCGGTGGACGCTGGGCGGGCAGGAAGTCGGCAGGCGCCACAGCGAGCATCGGCCGGGGCCAGAGTAGGACGTATGACGGGGCGTTCATCGCCACGATCAAGGGGCGCAGGGCAATTCGCGTGCGTAGCTGGGACAGCGCCACGCAGAAGCGGCACGGTCGTGGTCCGGTTCGGATTCTGCGTGGTCCGAGTCCGTTTGAAATGCTGTCCGGTGCTGACGGCAACAGCCGTGCACTGTCGGCCCGCCGTCGCCTGATTGAGCGGTTCCACACCTACTACTCGACTGAACTTCGCCGCCAGTGGCGCGTGAACGGGAATGGCAATGGCTGATCGGCTGGAAGAAGCAATCCGGGTAGTAATCGAGACGCAGGGCCGAGAGGGCATCGATGAGTTGCGCCTGGCGTTCGGCGACCTCGGTGACGTATCCGTAGAGACGGCCGGCAAGGCTACCAAGCTCCTTGACTCCCTGACGGGGCTCAACGCAGCTGCGGAGAAAGCCGACGCCTTTGAGGGCATGCTCGATCAACTGGGTGAGCTTGAGCGCGAATTCAGCGCGAACCAGGCCGCCGCGCTGGCGCTGAGCCTTCGAATTGGCGAGATGGAGAAGCCATCCCGCGAGGTCCTGGCGGCGCAGCGCGATCTACGCAAGGAGGGCGAGCGCCTCAAGAAAGCGCTTGACGATCAGTGGCAATCGGTTGGCAAGGTCGATACAGAGCTTTCCTCGCTTGGCATCAGCACGACCGAGCTTGCAGAAAGCCAGCGGCGCCTTCGATCCGAGGCTATGCGGGCGGCTGAGGCGCTGAGCGCCCAAGCGAAGGCGGCAGCAGACGAAGCATCGAGCGCCCGGCGTCGTAAGCAGCAACTGCAGGAGGCCGATGAGGCCTTCAGGGGTCAGGCCCAATCCAGCCGAGCGGCTGCCAAGTCATTGGCCGATTATCGGAAGCGGGCCGCAGATGCTGCTGACGGAAGCCAGGATCTGGCCGGTGCCACCGAGAATGCGGCCGGCTGGTTCGGGAAGCTGAAGACGCTGGCTGCGGGGGCGGTGGCCTTCGTTGGCCTCAATCGCGTTGTTGATGGCATCAAGGCCATCATCAAGGAGGGAAGCGACGCGGAGCAGGAGGTAGCCCAGCTGGATGCTGCCATTGCGTCCGCTGGCCGGCAGGCAGAGTTCACGGCGGCGAAGCTGCTGGCGTTGGGCAAGAGCCTGCAGACAGGCTTGTTTGATGATGGGCAGGTCAACAGCGCGATGGTGCGCATGTTGTCCTACACAAACATTGTCGGCGAGCAGTTCCCGGCCGCGATGCAGATCACCATCGACCAGGCGCAGCGTCTTGGCATCTCGTTGGAGCAGTCAGCAGAGACGGTGGGCAAGGCGCTGCAGACGCCGTCCAAGGCAATGGAAGGCCTGAGCAAGCAGGGCTTCACTCTCTCCGACAGCCAGAAACGGCTGATCAAGGAACTGGAGGCTACCGGGCGGGTGGCTGAAGCACAGGCGATCATCCTCGACTTGCTGGCAGAGTCCTACGGCGGTGCCGCTGCTGCGGCGAAGGTCGGCACTATTGCCGGCCTGTGGAAGGAAGCTACAGATCGGTTCAAGGATTGGAAGCAGGAGGTCGCCGATCAGGGCGTGCTGACCTACTTCAAGGGACAGCTCACCACGCTTCTGGCGACCCTCGACCGCCTCGCCAAGGATGGCAGCCTGACCCGTTGGGCCAAGCAGACTGCTGGGGCCATCATCACCATGGCTGAGGCGATCAAGGGCGCGACGCGATGGGTCGCCGATCATGCTCGCGTGATCGGGCTCATGGCCGCGGCCTACGCCCAGTTCAAAATCGTTGGCGCTCTGATGCAGCTTAAAGCATGGCGCGTGGCGTTGATCGCCACGACTCAGGCGCAGTTGGCCAACAACGCCGCTGTGGCATCCGGTAGCAGCGGTCTGGGACGGTTCGGCCTATTGCTGCGGGGTCTTCCGAAGGCTGTGCCGATTGCGATCACGCTTCTCGGACTTGAAGCGGCCATTGGTGGTTTCGGCGTGCTGAAGACGGTGGCCGAGGACATCTGGAGGCAGCATGATCCGGCCCTTAAGCGGGCTGGTGAGGCACAGCGCGCCTACATCAATCAGGTGCGTGATGCCGGTTCGGCGCTACGCAGTCAGGCCGTGTCCTTCAGTGCCTACCGCGATGTTGTGGTTAAGACATCCGATGATGTGGCAAACATGGCCGAAGCTGAGCGTCAGGCCTACTTGAAGCGACTGTCAGGGCTTGAGCAGTACCTCACTGCGCAGGAAGGCTATCTGCTGATGCAGAAGCGAGCCAGCATTGCGACGGCGGAGGAGCTGCAGGAACTGGAAAAGGTCACTGCTCGCCTGCTGGACGTATCCACCGGCTTCGCTGCGATGGCCAAGGGCGCGCAGACTGCCGCCGATGCGCTGAAGAACGGTATCGGTGGTGCGGCGCAGCTGGTCGTCCAGCAGCTGGAGGGGATCGAAGGCAATGCCAAGCTCGCCAAGGAATCCATCGGCAAGGTGTTCGAAGGGCTGAACTTCGTAGACACCGGCAGCCTGGAGGCCGTGGGTGCCGCGCTAGGCTATGTTGCGACCCAAGGTGGTGCTGCCGAGCGGAACGTGCGCGACGGTTTGCTGGAGGCGCTCAACAGGCTGTCCGGTGAGGAGCTGGCTCGCTTCCAAGCGTCGGCACAATCGGCCTTCGACGCGCTACCTGAGGCCGCCGCCAATGCCTCTGCTGTACTTGAGACGACGCTGCTCTCGGCCATGCAGAAGCTCGGCGTCGAAGCGTCGAAGCTCGGCGTCCGGTTCACGGGCGCCGGCAAGGACGCGATCGCCTCGTTCGGCGCCGTCACAGAGAGTGCGGTGGCCACGGGCGCGCAGATCGAGGCTGCGTTCAAGGCTGCGCTTGGGAAGGTCGCCACGCTGGATGAGGCCCGCACGCTCGGTACACTGCTGGAATCGGCAGGTCGGCAGGGCAAGATTGGGTTCGACGCTGCTGAGCGTTCGGCGGCTGCGCTCAATTCCCGCATTCGTGACATCAAGACATCGATCGACCCACTGGCCGACGACTTCGCCAAGCTGGGTATCCAGTCACAGCAAGCGCTGAACGCGGCGCGTGATTCAGCGAAGGCTGCCTTTGAATCCATCCAACGCGGTGCTGCCCAAGGCAAGGCGAGCGTGGAAGACGTGCGACGTGCCTTCCGGGCGTATGCCGAGGCCACGCGTGCTGCCGCTGCCGACAGCGACAAGTGGAAGCGCGATACGGTTGATAGTCAGCTGTCCGTCCAGGAGTCGGTGTTTGACACCGAGCGAAGCGTCGAGAAGCTGGGGGAAACCAGCGACAAGGCGATGCGGCAGCTGAAGGAGGGCGCAGACCAGGGCAAGGGAGCGCTGGACGGGGTCAAGGACAGCGCGGACGCTGCAGCCACGAACGTTGAGCGGGTGGGTTCAAATTCTGGAGGTGCCGGGCAGGCCATGTCGCAGGCCTCGGGCGTCGCCAGCGGCTTCGCCCTGAATCTCGGCGAGCTGTCCGATGCCGCCATGGCCGCGTTGACCAGCCTCAGGGGATTGGACCAGGTCCGGCAGTTGGCCAACGTGACCAATGAGATATACGCCCAGCGCAAAGCCTTGGCCGCCTACCGGGCGGACCTGCAGGCAGCTGTGGCTGCCGAAGACGAACTGACGGCGGCAACCACAGAGCGGCTGAGGGAGCGTTACGGCATGCTCGGCGACAACGAGCTGGGCGAAGTTGCCCGGCTTGAGATCGAGTTGGAACAGCGCAGGACCGAGCGAGACCGCGCTTCAGCACAGGCGGCCCAGGATCGCCGTAAGGCCGCCGAGACCGAAGCCGAGTCGCAGGCGAAGGCAGACGCGGCCCGCCTCAGCAGCAACGGCAAGAGCGAGCAGGTGCTGGTGATCGACTGGCGCTTCCCCAACAAACAGGTCACCGCGGCCGCGACCGCCGAGCAACGCCAGCAAGCGCAGGTCATCGCGGACCTGGTGGCTCCGGAAATCCTGCGCAGGATCGAGCGCAGCCGCTCCATATCTGTCCGTGGGAGGAGCTGATGACCCGCATTGTTCTGGCCGGCATCGAGCTTCCGGCTGATCTTCAGTGGACCGATGAATTCACCGCCTGGCGGGTGGGGCAGCAAGTCCGCACCAGCTTGACTGGCGCTTTGGTGGTGCAGGAGTCCGCACGCCAGGCCGGTCGGCCCATCACCCTGCAAACCACGCGGGATGGAAGCACCTACGTAGCCCCTGTCCTGCTCCCGGTCCTGCGTGCGCTGCAGGTCAGCGAGAGCCTGGCCAGGGTCGAGCCGCTGGAGCTGATTCTTCCGGCACACAACGGCGGCGATCGCACGTTCGCCGTTCGCTGGCGCCGTACGGATGGAGCGGCAATCGAGGCGGAGCCCATCCGCTTCGCCGTGCCCGCGCTCGATCCGGACTACTTCTCCATCACCCTTCGCCTCATGACGGTGTAACCGATGACAATCTCTGCAACCGATATCAAGCTGCGCCAGTCGCAGCGGCTCACCGACAACCCCGATGGCGGCGGACGAATGGTCCAGGCCGAGATTGTGGATGGGGCGATGAACAACCTATTCCCTGACATCGGCGATGAGGAGCGCACCACCGGCCGGACCACACTGCGGAAGATGTTCGTGCACGTCGATACTGCCGCACCAGACGTGCTGAAGGATGCAATCAGTGTGCTGATCGATCCTCCTGCCGATCCGCGTGTGACTGTGAGCATGTTTGCTACCGGGTCCTACAGCGATGTGCGGTTGGATGCCAAGAACCGAGTTGAGAGCTATATCACGCGGGGCACCGAGTCTCGTTTCATTCTGATGGGCAACCACTTCATCGGGCAGATGACGATGATCGTGTACGCGACGAAGGACGCGCCCAGCCCTGACATCAACGACAACCTGTCATTGCTGACCCTTCCCGGTACTGGGTATGTGGAGGCGGAGCAGTATGTCCGGGTGAAGTCGGTGCTCTCGCGAACAACGCGCACGTTCACTGATGACCAGGGTGCGTTTGATCGTGACGTGCTGGTGATCGAACTGATCAACGCATTGCTGCACGATTTCTACGGGCAGGAAGTGGTGCGCTTCAGCGCTACGAAGCCTGCTACGCGCGTCTACGAAACCAACGTGGTCGACGCCACCAACTATCACAGCGTGAAGCGGCTGACATCTGCGGGAAAGCCTGGCGATCTGTCTGTGCAGGTCGATAGCCCGTATGTGCCCATCGTTCCAACGTCGACGGCCGAGACCCCGGTGAGTGATGTGCTGGCTGGGCTGGGGTCGATCAGCTACGTTCCGTCGGGTGCTGCTGGCAGTCTGGCGCAGAACTTCGCCGCCAGCTTCTCGGCCGGCGTGCCGGTCAGCCGTTACCTGGGCACGTCCATGGCGGTCGGTAGCGTGAAGGTGATGGCCGGCAGTGTCGAGTTGACCGACGATGGTGCCGGTGCATTGGTCTCGGTGGCGATAACGCCATGGAGCGGCACCGTTGACTATCAGTCGGGCGTGGTCACGCTAGCCCATGCCACGGGGGCGGGTGGCACCAGCATCAGCATCACGGCCACGCCGGCCGGCGCCATCCCCATGCAGGGCTTCACCGATGAGATCGCGGTGACGCAAAACAACCAGGGCATGGTGTGGCTGTTCCATATGGCTCCACTCCCGGCGCCGGGGACAGTTGTTGTCGACTACCGGGCGTTGGGGCGTTGGGTTCGTCTGATCGACAACGGCCGTGGTCAGCTGGTCGGCAAGCCCGGGCAGGGCGGCGGCACCATCAACTACATGACCGGCTCGGTCGTCCTGACGGCCGGGGCACTCCCTGATATCGGGAGTAGCGTCATCAGCTCCTGGGGCACGCCAGTAATCGCTGAGGCGCGCTCGGGCGATATCGCCATCCTGCCTCCAGCTTTGCATTTCGTGCTCGGCGAGGGCGTTGCCGTCCCCGGTACCGTTCACCTGACCCTGCGGATCGGCGGCAGCGATGTCGTCGTCACCGATAACGGCACCGGCGCTCTGCTGATCGCCGGGCAGGTGCGGGGATCGATCGCGTACACGACTGGCGAAATCGCACTCCGACCGGCAACGCTGCCCGATGCAGACAGCCAGGTGGCAGTCGCCTATGACTGGGGCCAGGCCCTTAACGCGGCGCCCCAGCCGCTGCCGGACACCGCCGGAGTCGTGTCCTTCGCGCTGCCTCAGGGGCCGGTGCGTGCTGGTTCGGTGCTCCTGGACTGGGTGATCACTGTTCTTCGTGACCGCGACGATCTGACGTCCGCGCCTCAGCCCATGCGAGTGATCGCCAAGGATGATGGTGCCGGCAACCTGGTGGCCTTGTCCGTGGGTGACACAACGGTGAGCACGGTGCTGGGTTCGGTGAACTACAGCACGGGGGCGGTGACGCTTCAGGCCGGCAAGTTCATGGTGCGCCAGGTGTCCTATCCCATCTATGAGGTGCAATCTGGCCGGCTCAAGGTCGTTGGCTACAACCGATTGGATGTCCTGGCGCACTTTTCGGGTGGAACGATTATCTCGGTGGGTTGGATGCTGGCCGGGGATGCGTCGCAGCCAGCACAGGAGAGCCTGCCTTTGCCCGCGATGCAGCTTCAGCTGACGCCGACCATCAGCGACAGCATTGTGCCGGGCAGTGTGCGCTTCAACTTCCGCGGTCGGACGTACGTCGATCGCAGCGGCGGTCTGTATCACAGCATCGACCCAGCGACCGGGGCGGGCATCTACGCCGGCACCATCGACTACACCGCCGGTGTGGTCAATCTCAATCAGTGGCTGGCCGGCGGCAACAACACTGTTCAGATCCTGTCCCTGCTGACGCGGATTGCTGATCCGGGCGTTGCGTTCACGTTCTTCCGTGCGCCGGGCTCGCCGCTGCGTCCGGGGATGTTCACGCTCCGGGCGAATCGGCTCGACGGTGAGCTGATCACCGCCACGGCCAACGTCAACGGTGACATCGTGGCGCCGCAGATGCGCGGAATGGTCGACTGGGAGAGCGGCGTCGCCAAGGTGCAGTTCGGCCAGCTTGTCCCCGTGGCAGGAAACGAGGGACAGCCGTGGTTCGACCCAGCTTTGGTTGAGGGGGACCAAGTCTGGCGACCCGCGCTGGTTCTTCCGGGGTCCATCTACATGGGGGCGGTGGTGTATCGCTCGATTCCACTGTCGGAGGTCGTCATCGGCCTTTCGTCGGTGCGGCTGCCCAGCGATGGCCGCGTGCCGGCGTTCAAGCCGGGCCAGACGGTGCTGATCCACCATACCGTCAAGCACAGCATTGCCTCGCCGCAGGCGGGACAAGTGGTCTCCTTCGGCCGGACGCGAATCGCCGGCGTTGAAGTCCGCGATGCAATGGGCAAGCCGGTCGAAAGCGCGTGGTACACGGTCGATATGGATACGGGCAGCCTGACGTTCAGTGACCCACTCAATTTGGCCGCATACACCGTGCCGCTTGTCGTCAGCGAGCGTGTCGAAGATCGCCGACTTGTGGTGCAGCCGCAGATTACCGGCGAGATCGAGATCAACACGGGCCTGACCCATGACTATCCGTCCGGCGAGGCAATGATCAGTACCGCGCTTCGCCTGGGTGAAGCGAACGGATCGCTCGATCTACAGGCGCGTGTGGAGAGCCTGTTCGACCAGGCGGCGTGGACCGGGGTCTGGAGCAACATCCCGATTGGCAGCGCGGCACCGGGTACTTACAACGACACCGACTACCCGTTGGAGGTCACCAACAGTGACGCGATCACCGAGCGTTGGGCGATCCGCTTCACCAGCGCGACGAACTACGAGGTGATCGGCGAAACGGTTGGCGTGATCGCCACCGGCAGCACCACGACCGATTTGGCACCACTGAACCCTCGCACGACGCGACCGTACTTCCGCGCGCGAGCAGGCGGTTGGGGCGCGGGCTGGTCAACGAACAACGTGGTGCGATTCAACACGGTCGGTGGTTTGGCACCGGTCTGGTTGGCGCGTACGACCCTGCCCGGCACGCCGGCGGGGGCGACCGACTCCACCCGACTGATGGTGGTTGGAAATGTAGCTGGAGGTGCCCAATGAGCTTGATCCCCACTGTCTATCGCAGCACTGACCCTGGCGCGCCCGTCCTGAACGGCCAGGCCGGATCATTGATCGCGCTGCTGCATGCGGTCCTGGTAACTGGCTACGGGACCGGCCAGACCACGAAACTAGGCGCTGGCTGGACGCGTCCTTATTCCAGTGCTGGCGTGCATGTGTACCGCAACAGCGTCGTGAACGGTTCGGGAGCTTACCTGCGCGTTCGCGACGATGCGTCTGCGGACATGCTGAACACGGGACGTCTCGCGCAGGCCTGGGCCTACAGTTCCATGAGTGACATCGACACGGGCACAGACAAGACGCCCAATCCAGCAGTTCAGGCACGGGGATCGCTGATCGCAAAGTCTCCGGATACAACCTCGGGATCTAGGGAATGGATGGTCATTGCCACCGAGATTGGCTTCTACCTGTTCACTGCCTGGGCGCAATGGAACAATGGCATGGGGGCCTACTACTACGGTGACATCAATAGTTCGGTATCCGGTGACGTCTATCCATTTGTCACCATGGGCTCCCACGACATCAATACCTTCACCGGCGCATGGAATGACGAGGTGTGCAGCCTCTTCTTCGCTTCCACGCTAGCTACTGTTGTTAACGAACAAGTCAACCGCACGTCGTCCTACGTGCCTGGTGGATTCGTGATGCGAAGCTACAGCGACGGTCAGGGAACGTCGGGTCGCATCGCCACGTGTGGAGTAGATCCTGCCGTGCCGTCGACGACAAATCGCTCATACGGCTCTGGTGCGTATCGCGTAGGCCCAGACCCTGCGCATGGTGGCTTCAACTACATGGAAGCAATGCTGCGTGAAGCGCCGCACGCGATTCGCGGAAAGCTGCCGGGAATCCTGGTGCCGCTTCACGCCCGCCCCCATCCGGTCAACGGGATGGTGTCGTACATCGAAGGTATTGGTCTGGGCCAATGGCTGGTAGTCAGGTACAACGTGGCGGAGCCTGACGTGGCTGATCGCGATGGCCAAGTGCTGTTCCGCCTGGACGAGGCCTGGAAATGATCTACGGCACCGTTTTCAGAGACTGGGGCCCCCGGAGCGGCGATGGATTTCTGGGCGGTAACCCACCATCCGGTGATGACGATGGCCGCGCAAAGATCCTCAACGTGCCTAAGCGCGTGTTGGTGCAGGTCTACACCATGCATGACGCGGTCAATGTGGTTTACCTGGGTTCGGTTCTCAGTGGACAGGACGGCACATGGCGATTGGCCGGCATTGACCGATCCAAGCGCTATCGGGTGATCGGCGTTGATCTGGCCGGCACCGTTAACTCAGCTATCCAAGACTGGATAGCGCCAGCGCAACTGGAGTCGTGATGGCCCTCGGTTCGGGCGGGTTCACTGTGCTCAACCTCGGGGTGAGGTTCCAGGGCAATGGTGGCTTTCTGCCGCTCAATCTGGGTGTTGACTGGGACGACAATCCCGTCGAGCCGGTCGTTCGGGGCCTTTCTGCAGCTGCAAGCCTGCGGTGGGGTGAAGCATGGCCGACGCGTTTGTATGTAGCTATCGGCTGGGGCGCGGCCCCAGCCTTGCGGACCGAGCGCCTCGTTCCATGGGGCGGAACGAATCAAATTGATCAACAGGGTGGCATGGCATGGGGCATCGCCCCCCATCTGGTAGCAGGGCTGGCCCTGCGATGGGGTAAGAGTGGAGGCGTCGCAGCAGGCAGAAGTCTGTCCTGGCGGAGTTTGCCTCGCGTGGCTCAGTCGCTGTCGGTGGACTGGTACTCGTTGCTTCGCGGGCTGAGAGCGAGCACCGATATCTCATGGGCCCAAGGCCCGGCGACACACGTGGGAACAAGGATCGTGTGGCGCGGCGAGCCGGGCAGGGTGGTTGGATCTTGGGCGAGCCATTGGCGAAGTCTGACTCAGGCGAGACGTATGGCTCGCCTGCCATGGGGCAGTGCCCGGCCGCTGCCCTGGCTCGTCCGGCCACCCGTCAAACCAGATCCTGACCCCGACCCTGAGCCGGAGTTTCCCCCGGGGCACTCAGTTCCCCTCAACTTGGGCTGCGCGCTGATCGATGTGCCTGGTCTAGCCCCTCTCAACCTCGGAACCTCGGCGTGCTACGTGGTGCGCCCTCAACGCAGGACCTACGTCGTGATCAACACGGTTTCCTTCGTGCGACTTCCCGATCGCACGCCCATCGAGGTGACTCGGATCGCGCTCAGCGCCAGTCGCGGTTCCTGGGGCTGGACGTTCGATGTCGAGCTGGCGGGGCCGGCGCAGTTGTCGTTGCTGAAGCCGACGGCTGCCGGACCCCGCCAGTTTGAGGTTGTGCTCAATGGCTACGTCTGGACCGGCATCATTGAGAGCTTCCAGCAGCAGAGAGAGTTCGCTGGCGGCGGTGTCACCTTGAGCGGGCGATCGCGCACTGCACTGCTCGCGGCGCCGTACGCGCCTGCCCGGGTGAAGGCGACGACTGAAGACCGGAGCATGGCGCAGTTGGTGGCCGAAGAAGTGTCAGACACAGGGTTCGCGACCGAATACGACACTATCGATTGGAACGTGCCAGCTGGCGCGTGGTTCTACGACGCTAGCACGCCCTTGGACGCGATCAGTGCCTTGGCCGAGGCCAGTGGCGGCGTTGTCCAGTCGGACCCTGCCGACCTCAGCCTGCGTGTGCGGGCTGCGTATCCAGTAAGTCCGTGGCTGTGGCGCGACACACAGCCCGACCATGTGCTGCAGGAGGACATTGTCCTGACCGAAAGCCTCCAGATGCGCAGCGCGCCACTCTACGACGCGGTGGTGGTTACGGGAGAGCTTGCAGGTAAGGGTGTCACGTGCAAAGTGCGTCGTGCAGGAGAGGCCGGTCAGCTGTTCGCACAGCAGGTCAGTAGCCCGCTGATCACCGTCGCCGCCGCCGGCGCCGAGCGTGGACGCAACATTCTGAGCGACCGTGGCGAGCAGGCGAGCGTGGATCTGACCGTGCCACTGTTCGCCAAGCCCCTGAAGGCTGGCGAGATTGGCGTGATCCTGCCGCTTGACCTGGTCGAGGTCGTCACGTCGGAAGGTACGTGGCACGGCCAATGCGAGTCCCTGCGGATCGAGGTGGCGGTTGAGCAGCAGGCCACCGTGATCGAGCAAACCGCCACCCTGGAGAGGCACTACACCGATGCGGACTGACCTGTGGGATCAATTCGGCGACCTGGTGGGCGGCAGCCCGAGGCTGCTGGCCACTGTGACCGCGCACAACGCAGATGGGACCAGCACCCTTACCACCTATGACGGCGTGCAGATGAGAGCGTTTGGCCAGCTGCAGCTGGCGATCCCCTATAACGCGTGGGTGCGAGGCGGCCGCCTCTTGGAAGCCGCTCCGAACCTGCCGCTGATTGAACTGACTGTCTAGCAAAAACAGGGCGCTGCCCTGGTGCCGGCAAGCACCAGGACAGCGCCGCAACACAGGTGAACTCAGCACCTGGCATTGGCCGTGTCCCTGTCGCCCTCGCGAGAGCGCGGGGATTGTCGGTCGCCCCTATCGCAAATGCTGAGAACCCGATGACCAAACCGATGATCTCCTGGCCAGGCGGCAAGCGCCGCCTGCTGAAGCACCTCTATCCCCATTTTCCCGAGCACGACTGTTACGTCGAAGCATTTGCCGGTGGCGCCGCCTCCCTCTTGATGCGACCGTTTCCAGCGCAAACGGAAGTGCTCAATGACATCAACGGTGAGCTGGTTTCGCTATATCGATGTGTGCGTCACCATCTTGACGAGTTCGTACGCATGTTCCGGTGGTCGCTGGTATCGCGCCAGATGTTTGAATGGGCGCAGATGGAGCGACCGGAGACCCTGACGGATATACAGAGGGCAGCCCGGTTCTACTACCTGCAGAAGCTGGCCTTCGGTGGAAAGGTGCAGGGCCAAACGTTCGGAGTCGTAACGACAGGTGGTCCAAGGTTGAACCTGCTACGCATCGAGGAAGAACTGAGCGCCGTCCACCTGCGCCTGGCGAACACCATCATCGAATGCCTGCCGTGGCAGGAGTGCGTCCGGCGCTATGACCGTCCCGGCACGCTGTTCTACCTTGACCCGCCCTACTGGGAAACGGAGGGCTACGGCGTTGAGTTCCCGTTCTCCGAGTACGAAGCGATGGCCGCGCTCATGCGCGGTGCAGCGGGCAAGTTCTTGGTTTCGATCAACGACCACCCACAAATCCGTGAAGTGTTCGCCGGTTTCGACCTGGTCCCGCTGCAGCTCGACTACACCATCGGTGGTGGACAGGGGCGGGGCAAGAAATTCGGGGAGCTGATCATCAAGAGCTGGGACGACAGTCAGGCCAGTCTGCTTTAGCGAGAACGTTACACCAGTCCATTCCGAGCCCTGCTTCCAGGGCTCGCTTCCTCATGCTAGAGCCCTGAGACGGGGAACCCTTGTTCGCGTGCGAACACGATCCCTTCGCCTATCAGCCGGTACTGCCAAACGCCCTTGGAGGGGTTGATGATATTGGAAACCCAAGATTGGTCGATCAGGATGTCAAGAGATTGCTGTATGTCCGACTTGGGCATGGCCGCGCCCATCCTCGCTAGGAAGGCTGAAATCTCCGAAACGGATTGGTACTTGTCGTCTGCGACACGGAGCGCTCGGATGCAGAGGATTTGCAGCGACGTCGGCTCGAACGGTGTGGGGACCGTCGCTGCTGCCTTGGCTAGTGCGGCTGGCCTTGGTGCGTCGCGCTCCACGCTCACTTGCCCCCTGTGATAGCCAATCAAGAGGCCGAGAACGGTGCCGAGGATCAACATCACTACCATGGCTGCGAACAGTTCCCAGACCAGAAAGTGGGAGGGGCCTGTGAGGTAGTCCTGTGCGCGGGGACTAAGCCAGGCGACGGCAGTAGTGCAGGCGGTCGTCACCAATCCGCCAGCACCCGCTATGGCAATCTCTCTGGCGACTCCGCCTTTTGGTCCTTTCACTACGATCCCCTTTGGTAGCTCGTACTCTGCGGCTAGGGCAGGTCCATTGGACCGCATTCTAAGCAGTTCCTGCAGGAGAAGCGTATGTGCTATTCCGCCCAAATCGAAGCCGCCTACCAGAAGCTGGTGCGCATGACCGGTGCCACCGTGTCGCTGCAAGAGTTCGCCGCGCTCTATGCCCACGACCCGGGCAAGAGGCGGCCCAAGACCCCGAAGGCGATGGATGATGCGTTCCGCGCCGGCACTAGCGCGGCAGAGCGGGCGGTGTGGGCCGAGATCCAGCAGTGGAACCAGGCCGAGGCCGCCATTCTTGAGCAGGAACTTTTCGCCAACCGGAAGCGCCTGGCCGATGCGGAGCGATCGCTGCAGGCCAAGGATACGAAGAAGGCCCGGGAAGACGTTCGCATCGCCGGCAACAAGATCGAGCGCGCCATGGGCAAGCTGGGTGACCTGAAGCGGTCCGAAGGCAAGGGCCGGGACAGTCGGATCTTCCCCGGCGTCTATGCCCCCGTGATCGTCTCCGAGGGCGGCAAGCTGACGATCAAGCCGATGCGCTATCAGTGCCGTCTGGCAGGGAAGCCGGCTAACTACGACCAGCGCTTCCCCGGCACCTACAACGCTCGCCGCGACAGCCTGGAGAAGTTCTGGGCGCCTGCCTTCGGCCATACCCATGGCCTGATGGTGGTCGACACCTTCTACGAGAACGTGGAGGGGCCGGACGGCAAGAACCAGGTGGTGCAGTTCACCCCGCGCACGGGAGAGCCGATGCTGGTGGCCTGCCTGTGGTCGCACTGGGTGGACCCGGCCGGGAAGGAGCCGGATCTACTGTCGTTTGCGGCCATCACCGATGACCCGGAACCCGAGGTGGCGGCCGCCGGCCACGACCGGACCATCATCAACATCAAGCCCGAGCACGTCGACGCCTGGCTGAGTCCGGACCCGGCCAACCTGGCCGCGCTTTACCGGATCTTTGACGACAAGCGGCACCCGTTCTACGAGCACCGCTTGGCAGCGTAGAGAGAACCCCGAACGACGGGCGGACGTTCCGTCGGAGGCTACCTTGTTTCGGCGTTCGATGCTGATTTGCGGTCTAGTAGGTCAGTCAGTGTCCAGCCGGCGACATTTGCAAAGGCGAGGTACTTGCTAATTCTGCGCTCCAACTCTTTGAGTTCGACTTCGTATGCTGAGAGCTCGACGTCTCGTTTTTCTCGCTGAGCGGCGGCACTTCCTTCCTGGCCACGGGCAGCCTCGATTTTTGTTATCTGCTCATGGTGGTACTTTGCCTTGATGCCGTGCTGCTGGATTTTCCGAAGTGTTTCGTAGATCCCATCGGATCCGGAAAATAGAAATTGAGACTCGCGAAACGCACGTGTAAGCACTGGCGAAAGGCGCGACAGCGAGTCAGGGTCGTGCCAAAGCGCGATGTAGAAGTCCAGTGCTGCGACATATATTGCGAACCTCTTGTTGTAGAGGTCGAGCTTAACCTTCGCGCTGGCAATGCGCATTTGGGAATAGGCGACGAGCCCAACGGTAATGCTAACCAGAACAGTCGCTAAGCCAAGTTGGGTCGTCGTCATTGGCTATCCAATCAGGCTGCGTTGTCTTCAACGTCCAACACAGTCATTCGTTCCTCAACGTCGTCGGTGAAATCCAGCACCATGTTGATCGGCTCTTCATCTGCATGGACGCGGTTCCAATGCGTTGCGTCGAAGGTCAGCTGAAGAGCGTCACCGATCATTTGGTCGCGTCGCTGAGTGAACGAACGATGCGCTACATGCCGCGGAGCTTCGTCAATGTCCGTCCAGAAGGTGAACTGAGTACCATCGGGCTTGCTCGTCGTGACCGCGAGATTCGCCCGGTAGGGCCGGCCTGTGACCTCGTCCTTTCGGATCTCTTCACGTGCGGCCTTAGACAGTTCCTCGGCCAAGAGATCAATGGGATCTTTTGGCTTGGGAAGCTGCCACCCCATCTCAGCAGCGAACTTTGCCACGTCCTGCATGATGACAGACGAGTTGCCCGTTCGCTGCTTGTAGAGCTTGATGATGTTCTGTAAGCGCTGACTCTTTGTAGACATAGAGCTACCTC